AATCCTGATACGAAGATAACAGCTTTTGATACTCTTTGACCTCCTCTTCGTGAACTTTACTCGTATCACTATCTTTCTTCTTACCTGCTAACTCCTTTCTTAAGTCAATGACTAAAGTTTGCTCTTCGGTCAGCTTTCCACCTTGAGCATCCTCCCATTCCTTGCGCTGCTTTTTGATAGCATCAGTTTCTTTCTGATAATCCAAATCTATCTGTTTCAGTTTCTTCTCCGTACCTTCTTTCATCAAACTGACCTCATCCTGCTGATTCTGACGGTGAAGTGAAAGAAGTTGCCCGTCCAGCTTTTCCTGATTTTCTTTTTGCTTTTTTGCTAGATTTTCCTGTCTGGTCAGTGCGCTTCCGGTTACTCCGCCCAGCTCCTTGTATGTCTTTTCGGATACCTCCATCTTATCTTTGGCTTCTTTCACCTGTTTCGATGTAGCCGTCTGATCTTTGATTAAGGCCTCATACCCTTTTTTCGCTTTCTCCCATTCGGCTTTAGCATTTGCCAAATCCTCCTGATATGTAGTTTCTTTTGTTTCCTGTCTGTTCTCAACTTCCAATTGGGCATTGATTTCCGACAAGACATCCTTTCTTGCGTTTGCCAATTCATTTTTCAGGTCTTCGATACGCTGTACCTGAACCTTCATTTCGGAACGGTTGTTCTCCTTCTTAGCTAAATTATAAGCCCATTCCGCACTTTTTATCTGTTGTTCCAAGGACTCGACTATAGCCTGTTTTGACTGTGTTCTAGATTTTACAACTTCTTCATTATATGCCTTCCAAAAACCAGTCAAATCCTGTATATGGCCTTTCTCATCAACATATTTCCTAAAGAGTGCTGGGTATAGTTCCTCAATATCTTTTAAAGCTTTAAGTTTAGTGGTCTCGGCTTCCACCTCGCTATTAATGGTGCTAACAAGACCTTCCAAAGTACGTTTCCGATCTTCTTCGTCCGTGTCGAGTTTTTCTATTTTCTTGTTGTACGAGTCCAAAGCACGTTCAGCAGATGTTGTGCTGTCGGATAATGCCCACATTGCAACTCCAAGTCCTACTACAGCAGTAGCCAACAACACATAAGGATTGGTAAGCATTGCAGCGTTTAAAGCTAACTGCGCTTTTCGTGCCAATAAACGGGCATTGGTAAGTCCAATCTCCACAAGAGTATGTTTACTTTCGGCAGCAGTAACAAGCATCACTGCGGTCCGGTATGTACCATAAGTAACCACTAATCCAGCCAAGATCCTACCTACTGTTTCATAATTCTGAATCAACGAAGTTGTCATTTGAATACCGTCCATGATAACACTTTCCGACTTTGTTCCCAATTCGTTAAACACGGAATCCAAAGCATCCTGCATCATAGACAACTGACCATTGATAGTCTTTGAAGCATTCTCAGACATATTATAGAACTTACCACCTGCGGAAGTTGCATCAATGAATGCCTGTTGAACCATTTCAGCGGAAACAGCACCTTTGGACATTTCATCTTTCAAAGTTGCGATAGATTTTCCGGTCTTTTCGGAGATAATCTGTAACGGGTTGAATCCAGCGTTTATCATTTGATTCAAATCCTGCCCCATAAGTTTACCCGCTGCTGACATCTGTGAAAATGCCAAAGTTAGCGAATTGAACTTACTGGATTCCCCCATAGAAATATCACTAATGGCTTTCAAGTATTTGATAGTGTCTTCTGCTTGTATGTTAAATCCAAGCATCATCTTTTCTGCTCCAATCATATCTGACATAGTAAGTGGAGAAATCTTAGCCAGCTCCTTGATTTGCGGAATCAGTTGCCCTGCCATATCCTTTCCAACCATAGTCTCAATAGCGGTCTGCATGGATTGAAATTCGCCACGAACACGAATCATACTTGACAAGAATTCTTTGATTGAATAACCTCCCAGCAGTTTCTTACCCATATTAGACATGGCTTGTTCCACCTGCTTAGTTACATCTACATTTTTTTCACCATCTTGCCGATACAAAGCATATTCATCGCGGAGCTTCTTTACTGACAAGCGGGCGTTAGCCTGTTCCTGGGTAAGGTTAAATAAAGAACTTTTTTGCTCTTTCAATTTTTCATTTGTAGACCTTATTTTAGCTTCTAAGGAAGAAGTATCACCATCCTGTTTTAATGCTTCACGATACTTGTCTTTAAGACCGGACAATTCATTTTTCAATTGTTGGATAGTTCCACGTTGAAATGTTATTTTTTCCGACAATCCATTCACGACCTGAGAAGCATCGAAGATTTTCCTTTTGAATCCCGTTTCCATCTCCGCTCCAGCTTTGGCTGCATTAGTCACCAACTCATCCAATCTTTGGTTGGATGCAGCAAGTTGGGCATTCAAAGCCTTGAAAGCAGCAGGAGTCTGCGTGCCATCCATGCTCATTAACTCCTGCTTTAATTTTGCAATTTCATTACGAAGTCTTACAACTTCTTCCCAGTCACTACCTATCTTAAAATATAATTTTGACATATCTATTTCTTTTTCCTACGATTAGCCAATTCCTTACCACTGATTCTATTCACCTTCTGACCACCATATACTGCGCGTAATTTATCCCGTTGCATCATCAGCAGATTCCGATAAGGGATAATCTCAAACACTTCTGTATAACTCAGATGCAGCGTGTCAATCAAATGGGCTATCTGCCCGAAGAACGTTGTGTTTCCTACTGTTTCGGTCTTGCTGCCAGCATCGACACGTTCCTCATCGAGCTGACACACTGAAAAGCCGAAATATCCATCATAGAGAAACAGACTTCCAAGGCATCTTTGACTTCTTCAAAAGTGCCGTTCTCCAATTCTTTGACCAAACTATCATTCCCGCAGATGAAGCATGAAATACCTTTCAGCATATCTTCAGTAGCTTCAGGAAGCTCTTTAATAGCTTCCATGACATTATCTCCAGTCATGCCGATATTGGAAAAATGATGAATGGCACGACAGATAATTTTAATTGTAGGAGGTTTAATGGTATAAACCATCCCTCCTATCTCCACATTCATGAAATCCAGCCCTAACAAAGCATCAGAAACCGTTTTTGCTGCTTGATTCATATTCTTAAACTAAAAGGGGGAATGGTATATATCCATCCCCCGGTTATCACTCTTGTGCTTTTACCAATGTTATCTCTTTTTTAAGAGTGGTATCAACTTCAGAAGGAGTGGTTTTAATATCTCCTGACTGAGTGACGTACCCCACTTTCGACACTTCATAGTGAACGGTAGCCCCAGCATTCACCTGCTTTGACTTGACCGTTGCACCGTCCAGCTTTACGGTCGCATCGGAAGGAGTAGGTACAATGGTTACTGTAGTTCATGCCTGCAAAGCTTTAATCTGCCCTTCTTCATAGTTATACTCAGAAGAAACACCTTCGATTCCCGGTTCCTGCACCAAGCCTTTTACAGCGATTGCAATTGCCTTATCCGTATTGGCTTCACGGGAAACAATACGGCATTTTGGGAAGATGAACCAGACATCATCATCGGTCAGACAGAACAATGCTTTGTTGATAATAACTTTATCCAAAGCACGCTTCCAACCTACATCTTTAGATGTTGCCTGAATAACATCGCCACCCATGAACGCTTTCTTGGTCTTCCAGTCATATTGTCCGATAGAGAAAGCGGGCGATACTTCTCCCGGCACATCATCGTAACGGTAATTCTTTCCCGTTAATTGGTTCTTGTACCCAGTGACGGAGGCTTCCGTTTCCTCAATCTGCCACGTTTCCCCGTGTACATTCAAAACCTCATCTTTCGCTTTGATAGCGGCTTGAATCAAAGTCTTTGCGATTTCGGGGGTAATGTCTGCCGTTACCTTATCAATATCGGCAAACAAGATTCTTTTTATTCCTACTGCTGAAATCATAATCTTATAGTTTTACATTTATTACTTCAAATAAAATTCTCACATTCACGTAATGGCATTTCAAAGCTGCATCCGCTTCCGCGCCAATTGATTCGATAGAGTAACGATAGGTTGTACCGTCATAGGTGCTTACTACATCATCAAGCAGCTTGTCAGCCTTTCTTTCAAGTTCGTTAAGCCGGATTGTGTTCGCTTCATTCTCGCTTAAATTGGGTACACATAGATTCACTTCTGCAAAAGATTTCTTCCAATACTTTCCCGGCTGTTGTTTCTTCGTGTGGATGACAATCCTTTCGGACTTCAATTCACCCGTCAGCGTTTCACCATCAGGCACTATATCTATTCCGAAAGCCTTGCAGTCCCGATAGAGAATGTTTCCTATGTCGGTAGTTACTATCATTCCACAATCTCCCAATCTTCTGCAAATACATCACTGATAGACGGAACCCATGAATCAGCGCGTCCGGTATTCTCGTTGTAGATAAGACACTGGCTTGTATAGTCAATAAATCCCTTACCTTTCAGAATAAGGTCTTTTGCCGATTGGGGAAGCGATTGCATCTTAGGGATGATGTCGCTTTCGATATGAGCTGGCACTTGTTTGAATACCATCAAACCTTTACCGTTCCAACCACTTCTACGAACAGTCCCACCTTGTTTTAACACTTCGATAGCATCACCGAAACAGATAGGAGTTTCTTTCTTGACTTCTCGATATGATTCTTCAAACAGTTCTTTGGGTGACCAACTTTCATAGCCATATTCAGTACGAGTGTGATATCCTAGTTTATAAGACTCATTCTCTTCTATTTCACTTTTTACCAAGCCTTTACTGCAAGCTTCACCCAATGTCATAGGTTCTGCTTCAATCTGTTTTGTTCCAATGTACTTTTTCATTTTTCAAATTCTTCTTTTAATCGTTTCTCCACG